TTATTGTCTTTCCTTTGCTCTCATTTGAGCTACCCATAAGTCAAGAACTTTTCCGCTAGGAGCATCAGGATCACACATATAAGCTTTAGCAATCTTGACAAGTGTTCCGGTATCGCCGCTGAAAGCTGCGCCATAATCACTATACACCATGTTCAGCACATAATACCAATCAGCTTTATGCTTGATATTATGCTGCTCTGCTAGTTGATTGGTCTGCTCATACGTCCAATGCTCACCATTAGTGCCATCAGTGTTCTGCATCTTGCTGACTGCAAGCTTTGCAAGTGCTTCATCGAAATGAGGACCATAAGCTACACAGTGCAAGTCATACAACGTGCGATAAAAAAGGTCTGGGCAATGCATCTTAAGCTTTTCGAGTGCATCGCAAACAATTTCTTCCATTGCTCTCTCTTTTGTATCATCGCCTATAATCTTGTTCCAATAATCTTTATAGGAGTGCATAACTACACCCCCTACGCAAGTTTAACAACACTAATAGCTGCCCTGTTAATTGTTGCCGCTGCCGTTGCCTGTACCTGCAAGCTAGTTGTGTTGTTTACTGCACAGCAAGAAGGACGAACACGAATCAGCGTAGTAAAGGAAATATTCACAGCTGTGTCAGCAACGCCAGTAACAATGCTTTCCGCACCATTAATAACAGAAGATGTGCTTTCCGTGGTACTCAGAAGCTGTAAGCCAACATTGCCAGCAGCAGCAGGAACAACATCAGCATTTACACTAACAAGGTATAAACCACGAATAAGGCTAACACTAGAGCTTCCAGCAGGATGCTTAATAGCAACGCCAGTCAGAAGATTATTTATAGGAAAGCTAACAAAAGCATTAGCTGCAACAGACTGAGCAGCAACAGCCGCAGCGTTCAAAGAAGATTTTTCGTAGCAAATCATTTATTTTCACCTCTTTACGCAATCAAGGTATTTTCTTGATACCTTTAAATTTTATCGTTTTTTAAAGCAATAGGGACGGCTTGCACCGTCCCTAATACAGTGCAGTTAATGCACATAACTTATTTTTAGCCTACATTATAAGCGCAGCCACAAGCACCAGCTACATTGGCAGCGACACTTTGATACGGACTAGACGTAATATAAGCAGGTTGAGGATAAGGTCTTAACGTGCCGATGAGAGCAGCACTCTGCGCCTGTTGAGATAATTGGAAATTAGCTGTCTGCAAATCTCTATCTCTATCTGCAAGCTTATCCCTCAAATCTTGAATCTGGTTAGCTACCATAATTGCCCTGGTCTTTTCACCATCCTCTTTTACAGCGTTTACGATAGCACAAGTATTCTGTGCATTTTCGTAACGTACCGCGTCAATATTCCGGTTGGTTTCGTATCCAAGAGAAGCAATAGCTTGTTTTTGCTCGCAGCAGCATTGCTGAGCGGCAAAACGATTTTGTGCAATCTCGCTGCCGAGCTGATAACCAGTCTGCATAATGTCTCGCTGAACACCGTTAAAACCATTCAGCATAGTGCTGTTCTGAGCGTAAAAACCATCACATAAGCCATTCTGAACACCACGAATACCGTCTTTAATATCCTGCATGGAAAATTGGTCTGCAATCTGATCACGTGTCATACTGCCATTCGCAAAGATTTCAGCACCCATGTTACCACGGTTATTCCAATTACCGCCCCAGCCACCCATAAGAGCAAACAGGACAATAATCCACATAAACCACATACCGCCGCCCCAGCAGTCACCATAGTTGTTGTTTCGATTCATATCCATTACCGGAACAATGTTTGTACCTTCCATAATTTTTTCACCTCCGAGAAATATATGCAAAGCTTCATTGCGCGCCTATTGAAGCTTTAAGCCAAATTGATTTAAAAACTGATTAAGCTGTTCATCGTTCATGCCTTTTTGTTTGGCAAGATTCCTCACAAGAGTTTGCATCTGCTCTGGCGATTTACCTTGCCCCATCTGCATCGCCCTACTCATTAGTGGATTTTGTCCTGCGAACTGTTGCATTAGTCCCATTGGATTTCCTGCCTGCTGCACCATCTGCATCATCTGGAATATGTTCATCATTCGTCATTCCCCCAATCTGTTCTTCGAGCTTTTCAATGCGTCTTTGCAATGCCAGCACTGTGTTATTGTCAGCGTAGGCAGGAGCTTGCATACCACCGTCCTGCTGAAGCTGATAAACTCTAAAAATCGGCAAGCCGTCCATGCCTATAAGCTTTTCATAAATTTTTCCTTCGGCAGGAGCAGGAAAATATGTACTCGTTCCGTCAAGGTCAACTTGCGCTGCTCGGGCTTCTTCAATACTTGTAACAGGTCTGCCTTTGATTTGCTGTACAGGCTGATAAGCATTTGGCTGCGCAGGTGGCATCATTGTTGGCATTGGTTGCTGATACATTTGTTGTTGTTGCTGTTGCAGATTAGCTAACCTCTGTTGCATTTGCTGTGTAGCTCCATAAGGATTGTAATAATTTCCGTACATCTTTATCACCTCACCTATATTTTAAGTGGTAGCAATAAAAACAATCCCTAAAGCTAAAGACACATTCTCCTATGCATTCGGACATAATTTAGACACGATTCAGACAGCAAAAATGAGCAAAAAAAAATAATCCCCATTAAGAAAAGCTTTTACACTTCTCTTAATGGGGATTACTTCATTTAGAAAGCTCTCGATTAATAGCCTTATACGCAGTGCTTATTTCTCTGTCAACAGTTTTAGTGGAGATGTTCAACTCCATTGCGATTTGGTAATTCATTTTACCATCAACAAATTTCATTTCACAGATTTTCGTTTGTCGTGGCGTTATCTTCGCTTCGTGAAGCACTGCATAAAATGAGCGGCGCGAGCTTTCTGTCATCCATATCCTCGCGCTTTTTAGCAGCTCTTTCATTAAATCACCTTTTCAGTACATAAGCAAGTAGTGCAATCAGACCAATGTTGGCAAGCAACATACCAGCCATGATATAAAACTGCTTATCAATAATCCTTTTGTTTTCAGCAAACAACATTGTCACTACGCCAGCAGGCAAAACTTCCTGCTGAACGGTTTCTTTATCCATCATCTTATCACCTCAATATAACGTGTTCATTAAACACATTATATCACATCAGCAAACAGACAGTCACTAAACAATTTAAGCAAACATTCCGTTTCACTTTAATTCTTCATTGCGGCATATAGTGCGCATCCTGCTATTATGTATGCTATATTGCGCTGTTTTTTAATTCGCTGCTGTTTTAGCTTGTACTCTTTTTCTAGCTCCGCTAAGGATTGATTGGCATTCATCAATAAGCTCTCCTGCTCTTTGACTTTGATTTTCAGCGTCAGACAAAGACTGTTCAGCTCGTCCGACTTCTTCTCTAGCTCCGCTAACTTCTTGTCTGATGTTCCCAGCTGTCCCTTCGATTGCGTCAGCAGTTTTTTGTAATTCTCGTTGATTGTTTTTAGCTCCGTCAAGTTGTTGTTTAACTTCTGATATTGTTGCTCCGTCAGAACGTACTCCATTGGCTCGTCCGAATACCGGGGTGAACCAGCCAAAGCGGTTAGCGGCATAAAAAATACCGCAAGCGACACACACGCCAGTGGCAAAAGCAATGACAATTTTAGTTTTGCTTGTTTTATCATTATCCATTATAACCTCTTAGCAATACTGATATTTGTAAAATATAATAAACCTCGTCAGACGCACAAATTTTGCCTACAAGCGATTTTAGATTCCGACACGATAAATCATGAGCGGCACTATTTTTAAAACGCTTGTAGGCGATGCAATTTGTGTGTGATTTTTGCCCAAAACCGTTAAATTATAGCCTACTTGTAAGATAGATATTCAGAATGATTTTAGAGTGCAAAATAATGATGCAACGCACCCAGTACAAAACCTACAACAAGACCAATAACAAATTTCTTGTCAATAACAAATGCTTTCAGTTCTTCCATTGTATCACCTCCAATCATTATAAATGCGTCACCGACTATTACGCAAAAATTACCAGAAAATGCTACACGTATAGGAGAGAATAACTAAACCTCTTGTCGGTGACTATATCTAAAGCATGAGCTTTAAATCATCTTCCATTGCCAGCTTCACCATAGGCAGGAACGCCATAAGGCGTGGTTAAGTCAATGCCAGCAACATACTCATAAGTAGTACGTGCTCTGTTGGCATAACCTGCTCTATACAGTTCGCCAACATCAGCAGCAATCCAATAATAATTTTTAAACAGTTTGTAGAGTGCTTCCAGACTGCGCAAGTCGACATGCATATATCTGTTAGCCAGGAATCGTTTAACTACCCAAGTAGATGTAGGGCACCACATACCGGCATAGATAATGCAACGTGTATCGTCCAATGTTGGCACCTGCTGAAGCACTTCGACGTATTGCAGGCAGTCACGGGATAACTGATCTAATTGCGCCTGCTGCCCTGCGTCGCTTCTTAACAACTCTTTAAGCATCGGCAGTTCGCCGCTTGACTTAATATCAATATAGGTTCTGCCAATAAATTCTTCACCGCCGGGAATAGCTCTCAAAAGCTCATCGGCTCTGTTGCCCTCCCATTGGCTGACACCGATTGACGGATAAGCATAGGCGGTAGACTTTGCTACGCTGTCATAGCTGCCTTCGATTCCGGTTTTAATTAAACCTTTTGCAATTTCTTTTGCAAGACTTTGGCTCCAATCCATAGCTATCACCTCACTCACTTTTTAAGCAGCGGTTAGAAGCTTTTTTGTATACGTCCTCATACATTTCTTGCTTATCGCCGTTGTATGTATACTCAGCATAAATACCATCACCACTAACGGTCGTTGATAACAACGCTTTGTAATTCTGCAACGTCTTGCACGCCCAAACCACATAGACATTCTCCAGCGTAATAGGCTGAACGTCGTTCGGACCATGGTTAATGTTGTCGGATTGGTTATACCACTCCACTAATTTGTTTTTGCACACAGATTCAAAGTGCGCCATACCGGTAATAATCATAACTATCACTCCTTTAATTTCACTTCTTAATTTCACATTTTAGTTGTTTTGTTCAGTTGTTGCTTATCTTCTAAAATGTGTGTTAAATATGTGTCACTTGACTTTTTGCAACAACATCATTACACCTTAAAACCCTTGCTGCATCTAGCTTTCAGCGTTTTTAGCGAAAATTAGTCAAGTGCATTTTTGTAAAAAAGTCAAGTGGCGTTACTCAAAATTTACTCGTCATTCTTCACTTTCATTGCTTTAGTCTCTACATACTTGTTGCCAAGTTGCGCAAGCATAAACGATACACAAGCCATAGCAAAGGCTTCATAGTTGCCCCACGTCTTTACAAAAAACGCAAGGTAAAGAGAAATTACGCTGAACAAGATGAACGCCAGCACGGCACACAATCTGCCGATGCTTAATGTGTTTTCGTCTTTCTTTAGCATGTTAATCAATTTACGCATGACACTTACACTCCTTGCATTTTTCATCATGTCCTTTTAAGTCATAGTTCGGCAGCTCATTGAGCTGCTCCATCAGGCTGTCAATCACGCCATTATCGCCTAACGCCTCATAGCTTTTGTAGCAAGCGTCAATGCTTTCTTTGGCGTAAATTGGTATCCAGCCTTTATCCTGGACGTAATGATTATAAGCCTGGATAATTCTATCGCGAAGCAACGCTTGTAAGCCTGCCTTTAATGCATTATTTTCCTTCTTCTTCGCGCGATATAAAGCAAAAAGATAAGAGATAACAGCACCAGCAATAATATTTATTACAGTTTGTACAGTTGACTCAATCATAAAACACCTCATTCCTATTTGTTTTGTTACTAACACTTAAACTTCTAATTCAATATTTTCAATTTCTTCTTTAGTTGATGCAGCTCCCACTTTTTCTTTAGCTTTTCTATAAGCCTTATGGAGTTTGTCGCTACGTACCGCAACCTGTGCAATGATGCCACGCAGGTCAGATGCAGTTACTTTTACATCTCGATTGTCAGCGGTTGTCCATGTGAGTGTAGCGGAAGCACCTGCAACTTCAAGAGCAATGATAGCTGCACTAATTCTATCCCTAGCTTTGTCATCATAATCAAAAGAGTAACCTTGGTAGATGATAGGCTCAACCTCTGCCGTATCACGCTGGCGCTTTAACATCAAGATTTTGCGCTGTTTTACGTTTTCAATAGGTTCTTCCTCATGCGTAACTGTTACACCTAATTCTGCTAAGGCTTCATCACCAATGAAGCGAGGAATAAAAATACCTCCCTGCCCTAAGGCTTCCGAAAGCTCGTAAATGTTATTGTATTGTTTGTCTTTGTATTTATAGGTTGTATTCACGGCCCGCCTCCTTAATTAAACACAATTTCGATTTTAAATTTCTTACCGACGTTGGCGGCAGTAAACATACTAGAGATACTGGACGGCACACGTTGCACATAGGTATAAAATCCTACTAAGTCACCTTGATATGACATTTTGCCTACTGTCAAATTAACAGTAACACCCGTTTCAAGCGGGGTGATGTTAAGGCTGATATTGCGACTACCGCTCGTAACACCATCCTCCTTAAATGCAACGTCAAGCCAACCGCCATAATAAGATAACATTACCAATGTTACTGCTCTACCGTCATGTGTAACATCACCTGTAACCTCGCCATAATTGCCATTGTTGCGACTATACCCATATTGACCGCTCTGCTGTCCCATGGTCATTATAAAGGCATTATCCCCACCGCTGACAGCAGTTTTCTTTACTAGCATCAATCTATTAAGTCCCATTTAATCACCTCACGACAATGTACTTGCCTGTGCAACACTTGACAAGACACCGCTGCTACTTTTGATTAACATAATATTTAACAGTAATCCGTTAGCAGTTATTGCTAAATCAGTTGCGCTTCCAGCATATTTTAAAGTACCTGCATTAGTGATGCTCAGAGTGTAAGAGCCATTCGCAGTAATGTAAGCGGTAAATACGGTAGCATCACCATTGCTTAACAGCCCTGCTAACGTCGACATATCCAGCGTGAAGTTACCTTGTACGTTATATACTGCCACAGATGAGGACGGATTATCAGTAGCACCGCTAATGCGAGGTGCATTATAACTTTCAAAGTTAAATTTCATTTTTTGGAAGGTTTGTTTTCCCGTCCAAGTGTTAGATTCCGACGTACTTACCCCACCGCCTCCGCTAACAGTGATAGTTACGTTGCCATTAGAATCGGGCTTGGTATTATTTACGCTTTTAATATAACCCGCATCATTAGTAAATGAAGATACGTTTGTGGGGATGGCTGACTGTACAAACGCAGTTGTTGCTATCTGCGTGGTGTTCGTTCCAACAGCCGCAGTAGGTGCGGTCGGTGCTCCTGTCAGACGCGCTCCACCATTCCATCCGTTTCCATTGATATTACCAACTAAAACAGCCCCAGACTTTGTCCCTGTTAGGCATTTATAAAAGTTCCAGTTGGGGTCGTATTCGTAAAAATCCACACTATCATGTCCAGAATAGCCAAAATCTATAGCATGATAGTAGGTGTCAGCGTTACCTTCGCCACGGAATTTTCGGCATTGAAAATAGTTGTTTGCCCCTGTGCCTGTCTGGAAATTAGGTGCTGTAATACCACCAGTAACAGTACCACCTGTTAACGGCAAATAAGCACCAGAACCTCCACCGCCGCCACTAACATCAATAACAACATTTCCATCAGTGTCGGGTTTTGTACCATTAACACTCTTAACTACTCCGCTAATATCTGCTTTCTTAACATAGGTCTCAGTAATTACATTGCCTGCGCCATCCTGTGTAGCTCTAGCTGCTGTGCCTGTATAATTAGTAGCATTAATTGACCCAATAGGCTGCGAGCCTTGCCTCCACGCTATTGTAGATTCTCCACCTATTAAAGCGAATCCCGAAAAAATAGCATCAGCATCGATTTTATTCTGCAATGCATCATAGATAACTTTGTTTTGGACAGGGTTATTACTTGTACTTGATAGTTCTGCATCAACAGTTACACCACCACTGGCAGCAATATCTACGTTACCATTAGAATCGGGAGCAACATTATTTACAGTCTTAACTATGGTCGGTTTGTCAGATAAATCATTATAACTTCCGCTTGTTGCCACCGCAGATAATCCTGTAATCATGCTAGCAGGGTGTGTTGCAGGGTGCGTATAGACTGTATCCGTAAATTTAGCGTTGGCAGGGACGGATGCGCTAATAGTGTAGCCGTTTACCTTGCCGATAAAGTTAGGAGCGGTAACGGTAGCGGGGAATAAAGACTCCTTCATATAGTTGTAGCTGTATAAATGCCCGTTGGTGGCCATGTTGCTAGGCGCAGTCCAGCAAGTGCCGCCAAACGCCATTATACGTTTGACGGTAAGCCCTTTATAAGGGTTGTTGTCCGCGAATCCCTCATGACCAAATGTAAACCTTATCGTGTCTGCATTGCAATATCGCGTTGTGCCAAATCTAAAATCATTTCCTGCCACCGATTGCTCGCGGATAATTTCAAAATTAACAACGGTATATCCGCTCCACCCCTCAAGGTAATGCTTGCCGCCATACGCTTTAAAATCGCTGCCGTCTTTCTGCGTTTCGATGGTAACGTATGATTGATGTGAGCCGTTTGTGGAAATGTAAAAGATAAATTTTTTAATCTGCGTATATATTACGCCAGCAGCGCGCATGGTAATACGCAATAAATTGTCTGTGCTTTGATTATTGCTGGTGCATTTGCCAATCGCATAGTCTGCCTCTTGGCTAAATAATTTCCATTTTTGGTCGATTGTTAAACCGTAATCAAGCCATGTCTTACCACCATCAATACTGTACTCTATATCGACATTACTTGGTGGAAAAAAACAGAAATGGTCGCTGCCTAATTCCGGCACCATAGCGGCATCAATCGGGCTGAATCTGTCTAATAAATCACTGTCGCCCCATTCAAGGTTAGCCTCGTATATTTTATCGGTTTTGGCAATCTTTTTATCCAGCTCCGCCTTGATAACCTTATTCTGCACTGGATTGGTACTGGTTGTCGACAGCTCAGCATCAATGGTAACCTTTTGCATCAGGCCTACAATAGGGTTGCCGTCTGAACCTGTTGCTTTTACTCCGTCTGCCAAATCGGCAGCAGTGACGGTATCCCCAGTAAGGTCTACCAAGGTGTTACCGCCGTATATAACTTTATTCACTGCCATTTTTTTCGCTCCTTAGCCTATGGTAACGGTCTTGCCGCCCTGCGGATTGTCGCTCTCATTGTAGGGTATCGGCTCTACGGTAACCTGTGACAAATAATTAAATCCCTGTGCGCTGTCGGGCAAAATAGTCTGCGCTGTTGTCTTAGGGGTAGCGGTCTTAGCTTGTACCTTGACACTCTCTGTGCCGCTCATCGTACCTGTTACACCTAAGATGGATACGCCTGCCCTGATGTTGGTTGCAATAATTTTAGCCTGCTCCGTGGTACTGATCGCTACCCTGCCTGCGCCGTCATGGTAACCAATAGGCACGGTGTAGCTATCAGCTTTTTTGCTAATCACGCCGCTGACAGCGCCATTGTTTTTCATCTCGCCTGTAATTTTTACGCCATTGACATAGGCTGTCTTTCCGGCGAGGATTTCTGCACCTGCCGCTGTCGCGTCGGATGTGTCGGCGTTAAAAGTACACGTACCTACAATCGGCGCACCACTTTTATCGTGAGCAGTATATGTGCTCAATATCTTATCTGCTGTAACAGTATCAGCGGTTAAGTCGATTAATGTTTTTCCTCCATACACTACTTTAGAGATGTTTTTTTCAGCCATAATTTACTTCGACCTCGCTTCCTATGTATGCCGTAATTCCATCGGATAAATTGGATGTTTCAAAATATGGAATTTTTTCGACAGTAATATTTTTTGTTAATTGTTTGTTTGCCGTCGGCAATATCTGCACTTCATGAGCTTCGGAGTGTACCGTATAAGCTCCGTCATAAATATCAGCACTGATACTCCGTGCTGACAACATCCCATGTAGGTTCCCTTTGTTCGGTGACAAATTGCCATGCAGCTCACCTTTCGCAGCCGTCAGCGTACCATGTAACCTCATTAGTATGTCACCTCCTCCATTAAGAGGAACTCATGCGGCGGAATAACTGTATCAACGTAGCCATCAGCACGGCGAAGCTCAATGTCATATACATAAGCTCCAAACGCTAACCCTTCGGTATCTGCTGGCTTAATATCAAGCTCACCATTAACGATAACTTTTTGCAGAACGATAGTCGGGTTACGTACTGTGCGACGAAGCGTAAATGTTAATACATCGCTGTCAGTCAGTTCAACATTCCTGCCGTTAATATCGGTGATGCTAATGTTAAAAACACCGCTATCACCTCTAATCATTCTGATATTGTTGTCATCAACTTTAAACACCGCTATCACCTCTTACAATTCTATATTGTTGAGTTCAAAAACAGTTTTGCAAGATTCTACTTCAGCCTGTTTTTTCCAGCCTGCTTGTTTACAATCTCCTATATGTATGCTTAAGTCAGCTAACCACTGTAACACTTGACTAGCACTAAGATATTGAATTGTCTTTTCTTTTTCTCCGTCTTTATAACCACGAACCGGGCACCCAATGGAATATTTTTTTGCAAATTGTTCCGTGTTTACATTAAGAGCAATGCCTTGCATTGTGATCTGCGTTTCTAAATCGCTGTCGTAACGCACAGGTTCTCCGCTGGCACTGCTGACAAAACCTCCTGTTATTTTCGCTGCTGTCCATTCGTCAATTTGTGTAAGCTTTATAGTTTTAAATTCGTTAAATGTTTGAGCAGGAATTTCTACTACCTCGTAGTATTCACCTTTATCCTCAATAGTTGCGCCATTGGCATTACACCATTTAGCAGCATCTGCATAATTTTTGCCATCAAAATTCTCTTTAAAAAACTTAGTTCCTATCATTTTATTTACGCTCCCATCCGGCAACATACCAATATCCTGATACATTTTCACCAAATGCAGAACCACCTTGACCACGTCCATAAACCTTAAAGGATGTAGTAGTTACTGTATCTACAATAACAACAGCAGACCCCTCGTTTGTTTTTGAAGTCAGGATAGTATAGTTGGTATCCTTCATAGGAACAATTAACGTAACAGCTTGGTTATACAGTGATGTAAATGTCCCGCCCTGTTCTACCCAACCGTTAGAGTATTTTTTATACCATGAAGAACCATCTTGATGCATTTCAGTTACATATCCAGAATTTTTACCCATAGCAACTAAGCTAATTTCGTTTTCCCCAATGCTGCCTTTATTGGTATTATAAGAATCTTCACTATCAAATACATTAATAGTATTCAAGGTCGATGTTGTCGCCATTTATTATTCCTCCTTTACAGGTCACTCACTGTTGCTGATAAAGCGTTTATGTCTTTGCCCCAGCTTAATGTAATGCCACCGTTAGCACCACTTGCATATATTCTCAAAGCATATGTTTTGCCTGCTGTAACAGCTACTACACTTTCTAATTCTTGACGGTCATTTTCGCCATCATAATCATTTTCAGAATAGCTCCAACCTTTACCCCAAATTAAACCGCTAGAAGCATTAGCTACGCTAATAACATAGGACACATCTTCTCCAGCAGGTGCATCAGCAACATGAGGACTGCCAACACATTTTATCTTCGTTATATTACTAGGAACAATAAATTTAACTGTTTCATCCGTCGTGTATTTCGTGCTTCCACTCACAACAGTGCTAAATGCAGCAGTATAGGTAGCACCCTGGGTATATGTAACAGGCACATACAGTGTTTCTCCGTTATAGGTAACTGTAAGTGTTTCGCTTGTGCCTTTATTGCCCAAGAGATAAAAGGTTACACCACCTCTACCACTACTATATGTTACTCCATTAATATTTACAATCTGTTGAGGTGGAAAAAAACCACCGTCTAAAGTGCAAGTTAAATATATGCCTACATTTTGAAGATGTAATAAGATATAGGGTTTATCTTTATATTTAGCCAAATAATTCTTTCCATTTATTTTTGCTATGCTAAACATTTTACCACACTTTCAATTTAATGCCGATGTTATCAAGTCCAAGATTTGTTCTAGCCTGCGCAGCCGTTGTAGCCCCTGTGCCACCATTAGCAATAGGCAACGCTCCGTTTGTATTACCTAAACCCAAAACATAACGAACACCAGCAACAGTAGTTTGTCCTGTACCGCCACCAGCAATAGGAAGAACTTTATATGTAGCATCGCCGCATAACGCCATATCCTGCTTTCCTGCCGCCGGAATTGGCGCAAGTCCTGCTTTACCAGAACTGTAATATGTTGCACCTGTCATATTAGCGATATTAATATTGCCACTAGAATCAGGTTTTATATTATTTACGGAACGAACAAATTTAGCTTTAATCTGTCCTAAAAAATAGCTTAATCCGTCAAGATCAATTAATTTTTGCAAGTTAGCCATTATGCCAGCTCCTTTGTAATTAAATTCTGAATTTCAGCTTCGGTTGCCGTCTCTAGCTTGTAAGCTCTTGGAATAACTTCCCATGTCACTGAGCCATCATTATAAGTTGCTCCGAGCACAGCTTCTCGAAAATCTGGCTCACTCACAGCTGTATCGCCGCCAACAGTACATGCTAACACAAGACTTTTAGGCAAGTTGGGTGACAATACGATATCGCCATTAACATAAGATGTATTGTTTTTACGAATGTTTAAGCTGTTAAAAAGGTACTGACTTTTTAAATCACTCACATTCTGTAATTTGTTAAAGTATTCAAGCGGCGGCGCTTCTCCTTTGTCAAGATAGCCCCAACCACGCAGGTAATCAAGCTCAGGCCAAGAATCAATCATCTCACCAATGCTTGCGCTACTACCAAAAATCAAATCAAAAGTAGGCTGTTTCATTACCATTATTCAACAAGTCCCCCTTTCACTTTAATAATCCTTGCGAATGTCCCCTGGTTGAATCCTTTAAAATTATAGGGATTTTCTCCGCTTCTGCTAAAACCGAACGTATTTGCAGCATCAAAAGAATAAACATAGATAATGCCGATGCCAGCTCCGCGAATAATAAGGTTCAGTGCATCAATCAAACGGCTTTCTTGACTTGTTACTAAACGTCCTATTCCTATACGCATTTTGGCATTTCCGGCATTTACAGCAGAAATACGTTCAACACCAAAAACTTTCTTTATGCTGTGTATAGTGCTAACGCGAGAGCAGTCTGTCGTATTTTTCTCAATCTTCGAGATAACAGCAAGACGGTAATAACGGTCGTTTAAGTCGCTGGATGTAAGATAATTATCATACATACGTCTAAACGGAGCTTGCCCGAATCCCATGTTGCCATGATCAGGAAAACCAAAAAAATCCATTGCAATAGCATTTTCAACACGGCGAGTAATATCAGCGACTTCACCGCACATATCAAGCTGCTTACCAACTGCCGTATCTGGCCATATCTGTATCCTTATCTGCTCCCTTACTTTATCTATGCTGTCGAGTTCATTTCCAACGGCATTAAGAAAAGCTTTAATGTTAGGCTTGTTGCGAAACTGACTTAACAAATGGTTATACATTCTTTCGCTTGTAGTCATGGTTACAACTCCAAAGCTACAGTAACATTAGCAAGCTTTGTTACTGCTAGCTCACTACGTTCAATCGAAATGTTTTCCTGCTTATACGTTTGACTATCTTTAGACACGCTGCACTCAATATAGCTAATGCCGTCAATGCCGCTGTAAATAGGACCAAGAAAACGCTGATAAATAACATCATTACCCATCGACAGTTTGCCAATCTGTTCGACAACGATATTTTTAATTTTGTCGATTGCATCACCAGGTAAAATTTCTTCGTTATATTCTTTAATGACAACTTTGACATAAATCTGTACCTCGTGCGGACGGCTAAAGCATACATCTTGCTCTGCACCCTCGCTGTCCTCAATGCGAACGCAAATATCGCCGTTTGTATCAATGCCTAAAGGTGCAACATTTAAGATAGTGCGAGCAATAGCTTCTTCATCACCACCGAAAACAATAGCCTGGAAAGAATGAGGTTTTAAGCCATCAACTGTTTCATCAGTGCGGTTTTCATAAATAGTTACGCTGGTAACATCCTGCAATTCCAGCAAGGCAGCCTTAATACTTTCTTTCATTCCTATGCTGTTTCTGAACACAGCAGACGCATACCGCTGACGAACTTCGGATGCTGTTTCATAGTCACGACCTACATATGTTTCAGATTCGTTGCTAACAGAAAACCAGCCGTCATAATTTGTGTTGATGTAATTTACACTATTTAGCAAAGGTTCGATTTCTCCGTATTCTTCACAGTCAAAACGAATAGGACTTCCAACCTGCGTTACTACAAATGATTCGTTAGGCACAACCACAGCTCCATATCGCCTGTCGGAGCGTTCAAAAACCAGCTTACCTTCAACAATACTGCCTTGCCACTTTTCAACGCTCTGAGAAGCCAAGGCAACAGCTACAATCAACGCAGTATCATTTTTTTGCGCTGTATATTTTATGACTGCATCATTATCAAACTGCACACTGTAAACCTTTCCTTTAGTCGGCGTTTCAACTTCAAGCGTTACATGCACGCAGTCATTAAGAGTGATCGTGCTTTCTTCAATAATATTCCATTTGTAGCCGGAAGCATCTTTAATTTGGCAGTTAGCAGGAAGAACCATTCCGCTGCGTCCATAACAAACAGCGTAAAGATAGCTTGCCTGAGCTTTCTTGCGCTGCACATTGGTGTAAGCAAGCGTATTGTCTAAGCTGCCTTCACTGGCACTAATCGGCGAGCGGTCATAATAATCACGCTCTAAAAGCTGCCACATTCTGTCAAGCTCAGCAGCATACACACCAACGAGAACGCCTATCATGCTGTTAGGCTGACGGCTAACTGTCGAGCCTAAATTTTGCTCCAAGCTTTTAAAAATATCTTCTCTTATCTCCGGTAAACGCTTTCTGACAAAACCGTTAACTGTTACTCCGTACTCCATAGCCTAAAACCTCCTTCCTTACAATCATGCCGTATTCAGTTTCCGCTTCATAGCTTAACAACATTTTTCGTGTAGCAGATTCAAAATCAATATCAATGCTGACTAAATTGCTTACTCCGTCAACCTTTAAAATCTGCTCACGGAAAAGCTCTCTAATCAGCGTAAAATTAGGATTTTTTACAAGCACATATTCGAGATAAGGTACGCCATGCGTAACGTCTAAAAACCATTCGCCAAGAAAAGTAAGCAACTGTATTTTTATCTGCTGTGCTACACGCTCAACATCATCAATAAACATTACATCTCCATTAAGTGCAAGATCATGTGTCTTTGCGTTTAAAGCAAGGTCAAGCATTGCTGACACCTCCTAAATAACTAGGAACATATATATCCAAGCCGTTCTCTTGAATTTGTGTAAGTAAGCCACAATCAAGATAAAGCTTTTCAACAATCGCTTTTTTATTGGGTATTTTTACAACATTACCTCTATCCTCTACAAGGCAGATGAAATCCATCTTGCTGTTACCTTGCCAGAACGATTCCGCATAATTATTAATATTCGTAGCTTCTGTAGCTCTAGCTGTCAAAATATCTTTGATAACAGAATCAAGCTCCGGCTGTTCAGCATCAACAATCTTTTCGCCAGCACTGCCTTCTGCCTGTGCCGATGCTTCAGATGTAGTATATCTGATTTTATCTGCAAGATTTTCTTTCAGCCATTCCCACGCATACCAATACGGCGTTAAATCAATACTGCCTACATCAGCATTGTATTTAATGCCGTATTTTTCATCATCTTCACACTTTAACGCCGCTTTTGTCTGCGATACATAAGCGCCACGAATAACAGCACGAACAGCATCAGACACACTATCAGCATTACTAAAATAACTATCAATAGCTTTTTCAATCTGGACAAAATACGTCCACGAGCTTGTCAGCGTAGGAAACGCTACAATGCAAGCTCCTTTCTGCTTTTTGTAGGCTATTATAACTTCTTCTTTTTTCATTATTTTTACCTCAGTGCGACGAACTTGTTTCACCATGCGGAGCTGTGTGAGTATGTCCGATAAGGCTAATGCCGCCGCCAAGCACGTCACCGCTGCACGTTATCGAACCTTGAACATTAATATTTCCGACAACATTAATCGTGTTGCCAGGTGTAAGGCTTATTTTCGTACCGCCGTTAATAACTTCAACATTTTCGGCAGATATTGACTGTAACGGCATCATTCCAACAAAACAAAAGCCGTCAGTCAAATCATATTGTCGAGGATCATGGTTATCATCTGTTCCAGCACCAAGCCATTCATCAATGCTGCGTTCTGAAAAAACAATTAAGCAACTATCGCCAGGCTTTACAGGATAGGTAATCTGTGCAGCTCCTGCGTGTGGCATAAAAACAGGAACGCCGTCAATAACAGGATATTCAAGCACCCTATCATCGGCGGTGTATTTCTTTAGCGTTGACTTCACACTGGCAAGGCAGGTAGAAGCATCAAATGACAAAATTGTACCAGGCAAGCAGGTATGAATATTGCCTATTTTTTGCTGCATAAGGTTTTCCAATCCTTCAAGCGTATTTGCTGTTGCATCAAGGCTCATATCTAATCACTCCTTCGGTACAATCTCATACACTTCAAGCTCCGTATACCAATTCTGTCCGCTATACGAGCCGTTATGCTTTAAGCTTTCTATTTTGAACCACCCTTTTATTTCCTGCGAATCAATGTAAACCAAATCTCCCGGATTTAATACAGGCTGCAAAAGGCATTTAACATTCCAGCCTGCTTTTTTATCCCTTTTAGGTTGGGTAGTCTTTTTACTTGTTTTTTGCTTTGCCGCTTTTGTTGGACCTTTAAGAAGTTTTTCAACAAAACCAATTAATCCGCTTTCAGGAGTAAGCTTTATAGCCTGCACATTGGTGTTGCCGCCTTGCTTAATAATCTGCAAGGTATTGTTTTGAATACTCCATTCTAAATCAGTGCCAGCACAAACCTTATCAAGACACTCACGTCCTGCACCGACAAAAGAAAAGCCATTCGCAAACGTCGTAAACTCGCAATCATCAGCATACGTTACTACAAGTCCCATATCTGCTGCCACATCGTCAATGGCTTTCTTTCTACTAACATCTTTAGCATAAGACAAGGACACGATACTATCACGAATAGCAACGTGCCCATCATAAAGCTTCATCTCCGTAACCTTGTCAGAACCGCTCATATAGGAATAGCAGTCGGTTACCCAGCCGATGAAAATTCTTTTTAAGCCAGCGTCCTCACTGTATCCTACTTCAAGGATGCAGATTGTATCTGCTCTTTCTAATTTATCGGCTGTCGCTTTTGACAAGTTATAAATTTTCAGTGAGCAGGAATTGCTTTGCTTAGCAAGACTTTTTACAATGTCGAACTCAATTTCTAATCCTTGTTCTTTCGCCTTTGCTTCAATAACAACACCGTCCGAACCTTGTACGCCTAGAGTAATTTTATAGATGCGGTCAAACTGTGCCATGGTTAACCTCCATAAAATTCATCTTCTGTACAATACACGAGCGTTGCTGCTCCGTTTTGAAAATCATCTCTACCTACACTTTCTTTGTCCGTTAAGACAAGTAATTCTCCCCTCGGAGCATTACTTTTGTGATGGTTTATTAGCAAGGGAAATTTCGGCACAACGCAAGCGTTTGCAAGAATTACATTGTTGTTAGCGTCCCAAAGGTGCAATGCCCAAAATTGCCCTTCATGGTTCCAGCACATTCTTACTTTATATTTCTCGCCGTCAAAAGGAACGCTAAAAACAACATCATTGCCGTCAGCAAAATTAATCGTAATCATGTTACCTCCTAAAACAGCAAGCCTAATCCGCTTTTAATATTATCTACTCCGCCAGCAAGCCAGCTTTTATTTGTTGAAGTTTCGCTTCCTAGAGAATCACTAATACCACCAGAACTGTTACTGCCAGGAATGTTAGCAGAACCTCCACCAACGTCAACAGAAGATGTTTTTGCTGCGCCTGCGTTTGCTGCAGTTTCTCCTGCATTTTCCTCTTGCGATGCAGTAACAACATTCTCCGGTATCGTTGTTGTCTGCGTTGTTACCTTAACAATCTGCTGAAAAGATAAGTCAACATAAATAATGCTTTTTGACGAATCCGGCTTGCTCACCCGGCAAGATGTCATAACCATGTTGTCATACTTCTTTTCAGGACGAATGATTGTTACAGGCTCTTTCTTATCTCTGATTTCCTCTAAAAGCTGTAGACCGTTAGCAAATTTCTTTTCTCCCCACCCATTCTTATAGAACCACGTTACAGGAGCAGACGAAATGCCGACAGTCATTGTCAGCTTTAAAGGCTTGTTAATAATATGGTCAGCAATTTCAAAACCTGTTTCTACCGGGTGCCCTGTTACATCCTGATCGTAGGTGTATTCAAAAGATTTTACTATATCAACCTTTAAAGAACCAACTTGCGTAGGATTTTTAATGTTGTAACCTAAAATATCTGCAAGCATATTACTCCGCCTCGCTTAAAGGAAAGTAGTTAGCAACTGGCCAGCCGTTATTGCGACTAACAACATTGCCTACCGCAGTTGCTGTTGCTTCCGGAGAAGTGCTGGCAGTTGTAACCTGAATGTAATTCGTCGTATTGCCGCTATTGGAAATGTTAGAAGAAGTGTTCGTGGTAGTCGAATTACCTAACAAACGGTTTACGGCAGTGCTGCCAAAATCTGAAATAGGATTAATGATATTGTTGTTCACAAAATCTTTTACGCCTTGCATGATGTTTAACTTGCTGATTAATTGGTCAACCCACTTAATAGCGTCTTTTACCCACTTAATCATGTTGTCAAAAAAGCCAGTTATTAGCTGCCATCCCGAATTTATTGTATCGGCAAAAAACGTAGCCAATACTGTTAAGCTGTCTTGTATAAACCTGAAAGCGTTAACAAACAGCATAATCACTCCGGCGATAACATAGCCTATCGCAGCAAGACCGGAAACAAAAGCATTGCCTATTCCTTCCCACAGCCAAGAAGTTAAATTCCAAATGCCTTCAAACGCTAATTTAAATAACTCATAAATAAGCTTAGGCACAAAAGCGATAGCTGTTCCAATATCACTAAACCATTGAATAACGCTATCTTTAAAGTTAATGAATTTATTTTTTATAGGCTCAAAATCTCCAAACCAGCGTTTCATCATTGTATCTGCCTTCGGGTCAGTTACCCACTTGTAAAAATCCTGTATAAGCAAAACAACAAGAGCAATCGCAGCTGCAATCAAAAGGAATTTACCCATTAACAGCATTTGCATAGCCGCTCCCCTTCGTGTCTGACTGTTAAATGCTATTTGCGCCCCGGTTGCCAAGATTAAAGCATCTCGCATAGCGACAATCCACTTCACGGCAGTTCCGATCATCATCACAAAACTGCTCCATTTTGCCATGCCAAAAAGAATGCCTGCATAAATCGCTGCAATTTGCAGACCGGAAATAAAGTTATCAAGATTAATATTCTCGATGTAGTCTGCAAATTTTGCCATGCGTTTCGCTATGCCGTCAATAATGCCCGTCTTGTCCTCAAATTCTTTGAAAAATTTTCCAATCGCATTTTGCATTTTGTTGGTTGCCTGTCCAACAGTCCAAGGCATTTTACCTAACTCCATTTTTAAACGGTCAGATTGCCCACGAATAGCATTAAAAACATCTTGTGCAGTTAATTTGCCTTCGCTGCCCATCTGTCTTAACTGTCCGATTGTAGTGCCCATACCTTCGGCAATAGCTTTTGCAAGTCTAGGAGCTTGCTCCATAATGGAGTTTAATTCATCACCACGCAACGTGCCGGAACCCAAAGCCTGACCTAACTGTACCAACGCAGCTTGCTGAGATGAAGCATCACCGCCACCAAGCAACATTGCGTTTGAAACATCTTCGGTGAACAGCAAAATGTCTTTAGTGCTTTTCTTCAGCTCCTGCGCATTACGTGCAACAGATGTATAAAGCTCAGCCGTAGACTTATATTGCTGACGAGTACGGCTTGCAATATTGTAAATCTCTTTTTGAACAGCTTTTGATTCCTGCTGGCTTTTGGTTACGTTGTTTACCTGACCTTCAATAACCTTCCATTCGTCAATCGTTTTAACGATGCTTCCAAGAGTTAGTGAAACGCCAGCAAACATAGCCAGACCGCTTAGCTTAGAAAATAAACTATCTACTTTATTGCCAGCTTTATCAGCAGAATCGCCAACACGTTCAAGTCCTGTTTTAACTTTTTTGGTTGTCTGCTCTACTTGCTTAACATTTGAGTTATTTACTTTGAAGCCAATCGCAATAGCTAAACTTCTTACGTCCACGGCGTATCAGCTCCTTTCTTTTTAGGGTGGTCAAGATAATATCTTTGTACATCACTCTGCATATCAAGCAGAGCGTTTATTTTGCACAAATCGCCTAAAGTTACAGTGCCTTCTTTTATTTCTGTAACAGTAACTACCTTAGCCAACACTGGCCGCCAAATAAAAGATTCAGCGGTTAGTGTTGGCGATAAGGTGCCGGGAATTTCTACTTGCTCACCAACATCTCGCGGACTCCAGAGAGGTTGGGAATTAAAGCGAAAAAATCTCCGAAATTTACCTCAATAATAAATTTTTCAAGCTTAAGCAGTTCAACAAGCTTACCAGTAAAAAGCTCATTGATAACATCTTCTGTCAGCATAACAGCTTCTTCTTCGCCCTTGATCTTAACACTGATGTATTCAGCATCAAGCAGACGTTCAGAGAACTGTGCCAGCACTTCGCCATTAAAGCTTTCGCCCAACTGCGCAAGAATGGCACCGATATTGATTTGAGCACCTAATAATGCTTCTTTCATATTTTCCGTTTCACCGTTAGATGTTAAACCGCCTTTTAAAGCAGCAGTAATAGCTTTCTGTAAGTCACCATACAGTTTCAAGCCTTGCAACGGAGGAAAAGCACGAACATAAAAGGTATTCGCACCTATTTTCCTGTTCTTTACTTCAAATTTTGCCTGTCTCATTTTCTACTCCTTAGCTATGACCACCAACTAAAAATGCTTCGTCGGGAACAACAGCCATGAATACCCATTCACATTTTCCGTCAGAAGCAGATTTGCCACGTTGAAAGTTAGGCTTCTTAACAATCCATGCCTGATCGCTAACCATAACGCTGTCACCGCTTAAATCCTTAATAACCAACGGCAACAAGCCTGCACCATTTTGATTGTCTGCATCTTGAATCAAGCTTAACGCTGCATTGCTGGAGCTGGACTGCAACAGAGTAACAGTAACTTGCTTTAAGACAGAGGACGGGTCAATACTGCGGACAATTTCCTGGTCACAGCCGACAATAGCGGAAATTCCGTCGCCTTGCGTTTCAACATTAATAAAAGTGCCTTCATCAACGCCAGTCAAGATAAGCGAGCCGAACAGCACCTTAACTTTCTTCGGGTCGTATGTTTTAACTCTTGCCATTTAATTGTCCTCCTTTAAGCCTTTTGAATAAGGTTCTCATAAGTCAAAGAACCATTAATGTTAACAGCATGGATAGCACCTGCAAGACGTGCGGTAAACTTTACATCGTCAAGAACTCTTTGTGCTTTCTTGTTTGCGCTAATATTAGCAGCTTTAGGAACTGTAATAGTGTAGCCAAGATTTCTGTTGCCATTATCATCATATTCAGTCGGAGCGATACCGCCACGGTCTTGACCAAGCTTCAGAACTTTATTCAGCACACCTTCGACAAGCGCAATGCCAGCATCAGTGTAAGGCAATTTTTCACGATTAATAAGCATTGCAAATTCTTCTGTTTTAATGGTTTCGACAAGCCAGTCACGGAAACGGATAACATCAATCCATTCGCCAGCGCAAGTCTTGCCGTTTTGAGTAATGCTGACGTTCTCCGAGAAGTTTTCAAAGGTATTGTAGTTTTTGGCAGTCAATGCAAGATATTCTGTTTCTGTTAAATCATCATTTGAAATACCGGAAAGTTTCTTGTTTGCCCAGGTTTCACCGCCGGGATATACAGTAAAGCATCTGGACATTACAGCTGCTTCAGGAAATTCCTTTTCTGCTTCCTTATGATAAAAAACAAAAGTGCGATAATAATTTTTCGCTTTCAGCTTACTGCCTGTATCTGTTGCAACGCCAGCCTGCAACGCATCTGCTTCAGCAACAGATGTACCATACAGCTTTGTATGAGCTTCAACCCATTCTGCCATTTCCATGATTTTTGCAGATGTACGGTCAACATAACACAAGCCATACCAATCGTTGTCAACAGCACAAATCTTATTCATATTATCAGCAGCAGAGCTATCAGAGTTCATTCGGCCGATTTTAACTTTCTCATAATGCGGAATCTGGCTAAAAGCTTGTAATGCAGCTTTATACACAGCATCCTCAGCGGTCCAACCTAAATCTAAAAGCTGGTCAGCGTCCGTAATGGTCAATACATACGCCGGAGCAGCGTGCTCATGTGCAGATACAATCATTAGCGTATTAAAGCCATTGGATGAAATGCCTGTAGTATTCAAAGCAATCTGCACATTGACTAATCTGTCGATATTTGCCATATTTTCATCTCCTTAATTTTCTAATTCTCCCATGATTTCAACTTTTACAATTTCACCATCTACAGCAGGGCGTTCTTCTTTATCCTTGCCGTTATTCGTAGTGCCGTTTATTTCTAATTTGTTAAACCATTCTGCACCCTGGCTAAGCAGCTCACGGCAGTACGAAACAGTCAAATCAACCGACGCTCGTTCCTGCCATGTTCTTCCATCCAATAAAGTTGTAATGTCTTGCACTTGCTCAACACTGTTTATAGCCACATTTGCAGAATCATACAAGTTAATCATATCCGGCATTTCGAGATAAAGTTTAAGCTTCGACAGAAGTTCAACAGCACCATCGCCGATAGCTTGTATGTTTAACGTAGCTTCAATGATACCCGCATTGCTATACTGTGCTGTTTTAGATAAAAAAACAACCTCGTTCCCTATGCTGCGTTCAGCCAGAAGATCAACGACGATGTTTAATTCATTTACAGACGGAGGTTTCATTTTTGCTCTACGAATCGGAATCGGATAATATATTTTTTGTAATACTGAAATAAAAAAATTCAATACGTCAGTACGAGTATTAGCTTCTTTCAAAATTCGCTCACCTCTACTGCATATGCACGGTAATGGTTAATAACATCACTTTGAAAAATATCGCTGGCAACCACTTCAAAAAGCTTTCCACGCCATTTAAAGCGGTCAGCCATTGTATTTGTTCGTTGGTCATCAACATAAAGTTCCTTGTCGGTATATACTTTTACCGCTCTAGCAGTCCTGCTACCTTCAGGAAGTAACATCATTTCATTAGCTTTAAGCGGCTGCACACTGGCTAACACTTTAAACTCTTGTGGTGTAGGATACATATAGGTTCCGTTGGCAAGCAGTTCAGGACTGCCGTTGTAACGCAGGACAGTTATCAGCTTTCTAAAACTACTCATGATTAGCACCTTTTCTTTCAATGACATAGCGAATTGATTGTCGCAGATGCCCGGTATCAATTAATGGTTTAGAACTTTTCTTGCGCTTTATTGTAGCAGGAGAGTTCGGGACAAACGGTCCGTCGACGATTTTTCTTTGAACCATACCTTGTACAACATTGCCTAACTGATTAAGAGCAGCGTTTGTTCCTAGTCCAAATACAGCACCATTGGCAACACGTTGAATCATTTTGTCAATCATAGGCAGATTTTCATCATACGCAGAACGCAGGAAAGAGCGTTGGGGCATATTGTCCAGTCCAAATTCATGTATCGCTGCAATAACAGCCAACGGCTGGTCAGTGTTGCGAATGCTTCCGCCTTTCCCTCGCCGTACAGCTTTGTCTTTAGCTTGTACACCAACCTTAACCACAACGCCGTCAAGGTCTTTGTTTAGCGTTCGTATGATACGATTTAAACCTAAATCTTTATCCTCTACTCTACTCATAACGCATTATCCAATCTTGTTACTATCGGAACAACGCACATAGAGCGCAGACGTTTAAATTCAATGCCATAGTACGTCTTGTCCAGCATATCAAAAGAAGCCGTCCTGTCACCGTATGAACGCTGCAAGTCACCTTCTTTTTCAGAGGTTACAGAGCCTGTAATGCCAACATCAGACGAGCCGTTTTCTCCATATTGCGCAATAAGCTGACGCAGGACAATGTGATGCGCCATAAGATAAACAAATGCTGTTATATACATATTGCCAAAAACACTTTCTGACAACATAGGCGAAACAAGATTAATGTAGACTTCTAATTCTTCATCAGTAAGAATCAGCTCGGGGCAGATAACAGAAAAAGCTTGCTTTATTTTATCTTTAGTTTCCGTTAACATTTTTCTTTGCCATGTTTACAAAAGCAAAAATAACGGAATAAATATCTTCTGCGGTTTCTGCGCCCTCTACATTGATATTGTATTTCTTAGCGAAAGCAGTCAAAGAACGCTTGCTGGATTCAGCGGACAGTCCTGCAAGGTCTGCTGCCATATCGTCAACATTTGCTTCTTTAGCATTGCCTTTCTCAACAGTAATCATTTGTTCTTTGATGTAGGCTTTTACAATAATGTTTTCGCCCCATTCATCACCAACGATACCGCACTGATCAGGCATGATATATTTACCGTCGATATTAATTACAGCTTTAGAGATGTTTTTAACTTTCATTCACTTTCCTCCTAAAAAAGAAAATGCCCTCTCATTCGAAAGGGCAGTATATAGTCAGATTAGATGCCAGAAGCCTTGTTCATGGACAGCGGATAGTAAATCAACACGCCAGCGGTACGAACCTCGCAAGGAACTTCAAATTCCAAGCCTTTTTGCTGAATAGTGTGCTGAGTGAACGGCAACGGAACTTCCAAGGTTTGATGGTCTGCATCCTTAACGTATGCAATCATCATATCCAAGCCGCCTACACCTGCGCCAGCCAGCTCATTGGCTTTCAATACAGTTACATCCGGGTTATTGCGTTTAAACACAGACAGGATGGAATCTGCGACTACATCAGAATAAGGTGTGGAAGCAATGTAGTTGTATTGATCCGGCGGCAGCACCAAGGTATTAGGATTTTCTACGTCGTTAGTCTGCTTGCTAACAGAATTGATAATGCCGTTCATATCACGCAGAATCTGCACAGCGGTTTTGTCTTTGAATTTGGTAGAAGAACCAGTACCACCAGCACCATCGGCAGCAACAGTGTAGTTGCCAATGTTAGGATTATCCAGCAAACCTACAACGCCATGTTTAGCATCACCATGGAATGCAATGCGGTTAATATATTCGTCGAGAGCACGGCGAACAGCAATAGCCTTGCGAGCAGTCAGCGGTTTTCTTGCCATAGCAGCACGGCGCAAGTCCTGCATGGTGTAGCCATATGCTGCACCGCCAGCAATAACTTTAGCAATGTGTTCTTCAGCCAGTACATCTACACGAGTAAAGTCGGTTGCATAGTTGGCGATAGTCTTTGCCATGCCGACAGAACCCAAGGACTGATAGCTGATAGTGTCAGCGCCGGGGTCAACGTCAGAGGACATATCAAACAGTTTCAGCGCATTCAGATTAGCGAATTTCTGGTCATAGGTTTTTGCCTTTACAGCTTCGAGTTCTTTTGCAACAAAAATAGTATCGCCTGCGTCTTTACGCAAGCCGTCGCAACGCTCAATAACATTCAGGTCTAATTCATCATAGTGCATTTGAGTCATTACTATTTCACCTCTTCTTTTCTAATTAACCAATTTCGATAACTGCTAAGCCTGCCTTGTCGCAGGAAGTGATAAATTTAGCACCGCAGCCAAGAGCTTCAATAGTGCCAGCAGCAACAGCATCTTTAACAAAAGTGCCGTCAGCAAGCTTCAGATGAGCTTCATCACCGGCGTTAACCGCACCTCCGGTAGTTACCCATACACGACCTTTAGTTACAACAGGAACAGTGTAATTCTGCGGATAATATTTTTTGCCAGCTTCAGGCGGCTCAATATGAGTATGCAGAGTAACGCCGATAACTTTCGCACCGTCACCGGATGCGGACGGATATTTCACCTGATGCTCTGCGTCAGTACCACTGATAACAGCGCAAGCAGCACCAATACCGTCAGCTTCTTCAACAGCAAAGGAATCTACAGTATGAGAGGACAAATCATACAGTGCACCAGCAAAAGCTTTGTCCATGGTTAATGCATAATTAGTAATTGCCATTGTATTCACCTCTTTCTTATTCTTCGCCGCGCATACGTGCAATCATGCGGCTACGTGCATCGTTAGCAGAATCATTCTTAGTTTCTTGCTTTTCAGCACCGCCTTTAGCTTTTACGGCTTGATTTTTTGCGTTATCATTGCGAAGCATCTCTTTAGCAGCAGAATATGCGCCGTTAATATAAGCATCAGATACACCGTCAAGCTTAAAGCTTTCACCGAATGCAGCTTTGACAATGCCTTCTTTTAACTCAGCGTTGGTCAAGCCATCGGTTTTTTCAACCTTAGCAATTTTAGCGGTTTCTTCCAGCTCCGCACGTTCCTGCATATCAGCCTTTACAGCTTCAACAGCCTCTTTTACAGCTTTCTCTTTTTCAGCGTCAGCAGCATCAACTTTAGCTTTCAAAGCATCACGCTCTGCGGTCATTGCATCAGCTTTAGCTTTTAAAGCGTCAGCATCAGCTTTAAGAGTGGTATTTTGTTCTTTTACAGTTTTAAGCTCAGTGTTAGCAGTATCAAGCTTTACACGAGCGTTTTCTTCTTTGCTTTGCAAAGAGTTGACGTAGTTGGCAATTTTCTCGTCAACTTCAAAATCAACAGAATCAATTTTAATTTTCATTTTCGTTTCTACTCCTTCGATAATTTCGTCACCGTCAAGATTAAGCCGTGCTTTTGCTCCGGCACGTGCCCTATCAACAACGGCTAAATGATTGATACGAATGTTACGCTGGATAGCATCATATTGCTGTCCGTCCGGTGTAGTGCCTGGAGTTTCTTCAACATCCACTCTGTAACCTAAAGACAAGCCACGCTTTTCACCGATAGCAGAGGGATTATGGATAACAATGTCACAGGCAATGTTTGTTTCGTCCTTCGGATAACCGCTGGACAAAATCGTGCCAATGGCTAAATCTTGTGCGGTATCACTGTTTACAATGCCGCTGGCAGGATGTCCTACCACAATAGGCTTGCCGACAAAACTTGCTTCACTGTCAGCGTCAAATACTTCCTCCGGTGGTCTGTACTCTCGTCTAATAGTCCCGTCTGGCTGTTGGTAGATATAGATGCCAGTACGTGCCACGATTGGAGAATCACGCAAGAAGCCGTCAGCGTCAGTAACTGCACCGCTAACAAACATCCATGAATCAATGCGTTCATATCGTTGTACACTTCCCAAAAAATTCACCTCCTTATTTTGGGGTATATAAAAAGCATATGCGACAAATTGCATATGCCTTCTAACTTAATTCTTTGCTTTTCTTTACATTCACCCTACCCATTGGAACTGCTGTTGTCATGTTCCATTGTTCCAGGTCAATAACAGGTAATGCTACACAACGGCAGTTATAATCCATGCACGGATGATATTTCGGAGCAGGATAAACCTTTATGCCGTTAATTTCACCAACCTTGTCGCTGTTCCAATAGAAGTATTTCCCATCCATCTCAGCATGAGAAGGTCTAACACGTTCATCATGTGACGATGACCATTGATACACGCCTATACCGCAATCAACCTGCCTTCTCATTGTGATAATGCCATTCAGATTGCCTACCTCATTCCTTGCGATAAATTTTGCTCGCTTGTCGGTAGTGTTGAGCAGCACCTTGATTTCTTCTTTAACTTCACTCATAGCAGTGCCACGCTGAACAGCATTGCTAACAATAATTTGCAGTTTTTCGATGTAGGTATTGACTATGCTGTCCACAAGCCTGCTCTGCTGCGCTTTCCATTCTGCTTTTACTGTATCAAGTAAGGCTGAATCATTTAAAAACACATCAACGCTGACTGCTTCTGCGAAAGCACTGATAACATTAGCATCGACAACGCTAGACACGCCAGCAAGAATAAGCTCTAATTCGCTTATAGCTTCCTCAACAGTCATACTCTTTAAAAGCTCGGCAAGTATTGCCTGAACGAAAGCATCTGTAACAGTGCTGTCATCGTCCTGGCGCAGCGAATATGCCAGCATAGGTATATTGCTATTCGTGGCACTTTTTAAACGTCTTACAACGGCTCTGAGGACGCGATAATAATCACGCTCAAAATTCTTTGGATATTTCGGACGCTTCTTTACTTTAAGGTAGCGTATCGATTTCTTCTGTTTCTTCATCATCTAAATCCAGCTCACTTTCTGTAACTGGAATATCGCCACGCTCTTTAAGGTATTGGCGAGCTTGCGTTGCGTCTAACAGTTGATTATCAACCAGGTCAAAAACAAGCTTAACAACGGCAGCTCTTACTTCCGCCTGTGTCTTGTCAACGTTGGCTTGCTCCAGATCATTTAGCGGTTCGATGGCCTTAAACTTAATGCTCCACTTTTCAAGCTCCTTGCCGTTGGTAGGTCCTTCTTTTGAAAGCTGGATAAGTCTTACAAGATACTCTAACGCAGGACGAATTTTCCTGCGTTGAATACGTCTGACGGTATCGTAGTAAATCTGCAAGTCGCTCTTGCCTGTGCTGTTCATGCCAGCCGGAGAACGCCCAAACAAAACAGTAAAAGGATACCCGGTAACAGCACATAAAGCCTGCTCAAACTCTTGAATAATATCAGTCAAGCCTGTGAGCGGAATGTTGAAAATGCCGTATTCATCTTCCTTGTCAACGGCTACACTGCCATTAATTCTGCGTGAGTAGTCTATCAGTTCTAAACGCCGAATAACAGCTTGCGTGCCGTCTTCTTTTATCAGTAAATTGCTTAAGCCTTCAAGCTTTAACAGTGACGTGCTAACCTTATCCATTATGTCGATTGTTTTATTCATTGCAGTTTTTACACGGTTCAGCGCAGCTGGAACACCATCCAGGCAGGATAAGCCAGCACCATTATTAGCAATGCGCTCTATCTTTGGCAGCATTTCGCCGTCAAAAACCAGCAGTCTGCTTCTGTGTGCTTTGAACTGATTTCCGTTCGGTGGCGAAATTGTGTAAAACTCCGGCTTGCCAAAGTTCGCATCTCGAATATCTGTATCAAGATAAATTGAGGTTGTGTCCGGGTAAATATCTCGCTTATCAAAAATTTCTAATCCGTTAATCCTGCGTAAACGGTTGATATTAATAGGCTCGCTTAACTCCTGGCCATCGTCAGCAAGGATAAGAGCACAAGACATACCGAACAGTCTGTCCCAATATAAAGCCTCTGTAAGCTTTTCCTGAACAAACAGCGTTTCAAGCTCCTGCAAGATACAATCGTCAGAATCGCCTTCGATTTCTATAAAATTTTTCATAGCATCATCGGCAACAAGTGTAACAATCCTTCGCACGAGAGCATTTCTGTACATTGTAGCCAATGTTAAGTCTGTGAGCTTTCGCTCATTTAGCAGGCCTTCATAATTGCGAGCTTTACGTGTAATGAAAGCATCTTTAAAGCCGCTATCTACACGAATTGAATTATCTTTTCTTTTTACCATTATTCCTCCTAGCTCGTTAAGCCGCCCCAGCTGCGTGAATTCATGAGCTTGTTAAACGCATCACTTGACGCATCCACCATATCATCATGCTTGCTTTCCGGGAACGATTCAAGTTCTGACAGATACATATCATTCCATTCACCTTTAAGGATAAGGACGTTTCCTGCCTGCACCTGTGAAGCAAATGGAGTAGCACGAACCTCTTTGCTACCTGTCGGCGATACAATCTCCACCGAGTAACCTGCAAGCATTGATACAAGACTTTGAGCTTGCGCCTTGCCTGCCTGTCCTGGGTCTTGCGGTATCGTGATTTGTACAAATTTGTATTTGCCCTGGTCTATTGCTGCCATGTTACGCAGAAGATTTCTAGCGTCATTCGCCTTTATCTGCTTGCGTTTTACATCAAGGACGATTACTCTGCCATCGTCAAGCAGTCCCATTAACACGCCTGCTGTTGCATCAGGGTCTGGGTTAAGCGGCGTAGGCTCTGTTGCTGCCAAGTCCCAGGAACGTGCATAAGCAACGATATTTTTCGGTACAGCATCAGCAAAGGTAAAGTTTTCTGTTTTGAAGTACATACCAGCAGCAGGACGAATTTTCCAGTTACCATACAACAGACGTTCCTTGTCAATTTCAGCCAACGCTTTAAGGTTTGCCATGTATGACGGGTCTTTAGCCATTAAAACTTTGTTGTCCGTCAACTTTGATGCTATAAACGTAACCGACTTGCATTCTTCAACATTTACGCCGTGTTCCTTTGCGAGTTCATGCGGATTGCTTCCCCAATAAATAGTGTCATTTAATACGCACATATATCGTACAACACCGCTGCGCTCATAGATTGGATAACCTGTTTCTTGATTAATCCACCAGGAAATAAAATCAGCTACCCAACTATCGCTGTCCGGGTTGCACGTCGCTCTTACATAAGGACGAATACCGCACGTTGAACGGTTACGAGAAAGCATATACAAAAATTGGTGTCGGCTAAAATGCGTCAGCTCGTCAAATGCTAGATAGCAGATTTCTGAGCCTTGCCAGCCTTGCAAATCTTCGTCACGCTCCAAATGCGCAAAATGAATTCTTGCTCCGCTGGGACTAAAAAACCAATGTAGTTTTGGAGTTTTCTTAGGTTTTGCGCCTTGCACTTGTCCATATATTTTGTTAGCGGCATCCCACAAACCGCCTGAAGCTGTGATTTGAGTATAATTTTTTCGAAACACAACGCCGCTAAATCCTGCTATATCTTTATGCCTTAATCCTTCCAGGAGAAGTGCAAAGGTTTTTCCGCCGCCAGCTGCTCCACCATAAATTACTATATCAGCAGAAGAACACATAAAAGCTGTTTGCGGTCCTGGTTGCGGAGTTAGATACAGCGGCTCAAATGTATCTCTGCCGTTATTTGGAATGTAGATAGATTGGTAAGCGTCTATTGTTTCAACGCTTGCATCTTCCGCCAGCGACAATATACCTCCGTCAGCTCCTGCCAATGTAGCAAGAGTGCGAATTGCATTAACATCACTTTCTTTTAAAGCTTTGTTAAGCAACTTCGCTATCATTAAGGCTTGATAGTTTTGATCTTGCTCGTCTAAGCCGAAAGCGTGTAAAAAGCTTTTTGCTTTATCGTCGTGTACTTGTGATTCAAGTATCGTTTTTGCTATCTGCTGTAAGTTTTTTTTCGCCCGTCTTATTTCACCGGATTTTTTGCCGCCAACAGTTCCTCTTTTTCTTGCTTCATCCTTGCTTCGGACAGGCCTTAAATTGCTAACATTTCCTCGTGCTGGCACATTAAAACACCTGTCCTTTCTTTAGATTTTATTTGCTGTCTACAATGTAAAATTCTTTTCGCAGTTCGGCGTTTACCAAGAATTGTCCGCCGCATGAAGCAGTCTTTGTTTTTACTCCTGGCTTTTTAATTCCTCTAGCAGTCATGCAGGAGTGTTCGCCTTGAATAACCACAATGACATCTTCTGTGCCTAAAATTTTAGTAAGAATGTCACGAATTTCCTTGCCGATACGTTCTTGGATTTGTAGACGTTTTGTTACTGCGTCAGCAATACGTGCAATTTTGCTAATGCCGATAACTTTACCGTTAGGGATATAGCCTACATCAACAGTCATATTATACATGAGTGCGATATGGTGCTCGCAATAAGAAAAGCAGTTGATGCCTTTTAGCACTACCATATCATCATTATCGCAGGAAAAGCATTTGTTAAATTTTTTTGCGATTTCGTCGTTGCTAACACTGGCGTACTCTAATTGCTCCATTAGCATTTTTGCGAACCGTTTAGGGGTTTCAATTAGTCCCTCTCGGTTTGGATTTTCACCAATGCCCTCAATAATAAGCCTTGCGGCTTGCTCTAACTTTTTAGCGTCCATGTTACACGCCCCTTTTATCTTTATCCCAAATAATTTTATGAAGCTGCACTTGTACGCAGATGTTATACGGCGAATTTTTTGCGTACTCTACAAGCTCCGCAGGTTCGATTGCGCCCCACACTGGCGAGATGTAAACTTTTGCCTGGCATTTGATTTTTTTGCAATAGTCAAGCACCTGGTCTACGTCGTTAAAATCTTCTTTGCTGCCAACTACAAATTTTATAACGTCCTTTGCGTTAAGGTGCTTGTAATTATCCATTAGCATTTTATTAGATTCGCCAGACGTGCCGCACTTGTAATCAATGGTATAAAAAATACCGCTTAACCTTTTTTTGTAAAGCGGTACAGCACCATTTGTTTCGATATTTACCTCACATTTGGCTTTGTGTAGCAGTTCAAGGAGTGGCTGTAAGTTGTGTAAGAGTGGCTCGCCGCCTGTAATCGTTACACGGCTACAATTATACTCGCTTATCTTATCCATAAGCTCCTGCTCATTAAAACACTCGACAGCATCGCTTGCTCGTTGAGCATATGCTGTATCGCAATAACTGCAACGCAGGTTACAGCCAGCCAAACGAACAAATACAGAAGGATAGCCGGTTCGCTTTCCTTCGCCTTCGATACTTTTAAAAATTTCCACCACATTATATTTCATACACGGCAACATTCCCTTCGCTTTCCTGTACCGACACCTTAACGCAGTGCGGAACTTTTTCGCAAATCCAACGAGCAATGTTTTCTGCTGTCGGATTGCATTGTAACACGTCGTTTAAATATTGATGGTCAAGCATATCAGAAACAAGGTTTTTAATATGCTTGAAATCTACTACCATGCCGTTAGCGTCTAAGGTTTCGCTTTGGCAAGTTACGCAGATAATCCAATTATGGCCATGTAAATTTTTGCACTTGCTTTCATAGCCTAAAGAAAGTTGGTGCGCTGCAGAAACTTCTAATCTTTTTGTTACTGTATACATATTATTTCCTCACTATAAACAAAATCTCTTTAGAAGCTTTAGGGAACGGAATTGACATGAAAGCAGTTAGCCAGTCGTTAGGCACATACTTTTTTAAAGAGTTGTAAAACTGTTTTAAACTGCTGTCTGGCATTTGCTCATAAAACGCCTTCATTTCTTTAGCACCCATTACAAGTCCTACCTCGTTTTCGATTTTTAATCCAATTTGTTTAATTTCCGCTTTTAACTCGTCGTACCCCCACTCATAGACGTGCGCTGCATATTGAGTGTTATAGCCATTGCCCGGAGTATTAGGGCAGGAAAGAAACATTACTGCTCCTGGCTTCATAATCTTGTAACACTCTTTTAAGCTTTGCGCTCCTACCGTCTTATGCATATGTTCTAAAGCTGATGTGTAAATAACAAAATCAGTTGAGTTAGCAGGAACAACCTTTGTCATTTCAGCAACATCGCACAATTTCCAAGAAACTTTAAACGGATAGTAAGTTTTTAGCTCTTCCATAGTAAGCTTTTTGGAAGCTCCTCGCATAGCTTCTTTAATGTTGGTCTTACAAATATCAACGCCTGTGTAACTGTTGATATTTTTTGCATGGTAGCGTAAGAGTGGCAGCATTAATGAACGTCCACAACAAACGTCGACAACGTTCCACCCTGTTTTTGCCATCTTTGCAGCTGTGTGATGCTGAATGTAGTTCATAACATCTAAATTACTAAAAAAGCCGTCATGAAACTGTGTATAAAAATTTCTCATTTGATATGTAGTGCAATGAACATCTTGAATGTTCATGCCAGGTTCTACTTTATGTACAATTTTTTTCATTTTGTTCTCCTTTAATAATGGTTAGCGACATACTCGCTAAACTTTACCCACTCAACAAAATTGTTAAGAGCAGTTTTTTTGTTTTTTACCCTCATGCCTTCTGGCTTGTCATATTTTACAAGTGTTTTTCCATTAAATCTGTAAACGTGCCCAAACCTGTTACCAGAAACCCATGACGAAGAATCTACACTATCAAAATGGTATTTTTGTAAACCTTTAAGGTTTGTGTACCCTAGTCCATGGATTTTAGCAACTCTTCCGCTCGCTGACGGTCAGTTTTGACGATTTTTGCGAATTGCTTTATAAGCTCCCATTCATCATCGAACGCTCTAATATTGCGTCCCTTGCGTTCGCCAGCAGCAGTCTTTCCTTTTGGTCTGCCTGCTCCCTCGCGAACACCGCCCCATTTTTTACTTTCCATGTTAACCCCTACTTATCCACCAATACAACATTACAATTCCACTAGCTAAGCCATGCGCCCACAATACCCATTCATGCAGGCTCATTTGAGGAAAATTTCTTACTGCTTCGACTACAATGCCAATAGTGAACAACCAAATTAGTATTTTCATTTTTGTTAAAACGTGGTAGAATATAGGCAGGAGGACGATTGCTCGTCCTACCTGCTGCCCTCTTATTTACGCTTTCTGGACTTGCGATTTACAGGGGGCTTCTTTTTTTGCTGCTTTTTCTTTAACTTCTCCTGTATTTGGAGAGCTGTTAACACGGAACTTAATATAAGTGAAACCGTTTCAGCAGCATCTTTCAAATTCTGATCCACGTTTTGTACCTCCTTTCTATACTTATATTATACTGCATTTTTGTTTATTTGTAAAGTGTTTTTTCAAAAATAATTATAAAAAGACGGTACTTTTTTGTACCGCCTTTCTTTTATTTTACTCTAAACTGCAACGCAGGAACTTTTAAGCTATCTCCATAAGCATCGGTATATTTGCTGTTAATCTCAACAAACCCTTCAAGAACGCAACCTTCTTGCTGGAACAGCCAAGCAGTTCTAATTGCTTCTGTGTAGGTGCCTGAAAAGGTAAAACTTTCAATTCCGTTTGCTTTCATGCAAGCCACTATTTCAGGCACTTGATGGTCCCAAACGATTTCGCAAAGGTCAAGGTTGAGATTGCCATGTTCTCTGGAGCTTTGATATTCGCGCCAAATATGAACAGCAAATTCTCCCATATTACCTATTTGACCAAAGGTTTCATTATGAAGCTCTCTGGCTTTTTCTTTTTCTTCATCATTGGTTGCTGCATCAAACGCAGCGATTGCTTGGAGTTCCTTTTGATAAGCTTCTTCAAAAATATTTTTCATTTTAACCGACTTCCTTTACTCTTTATTTAGTAGGTACTTTATCTTCCCTACACTTATATTATACTATATTATACTATTTTTGTAAAGAGTTTTCTTTATAAAATATCGGTTATATTTTATATATTTAAAAAGCCGTCTACATATCACATTTGTAGGCGGCTTTTTGAGTACACAACATATTTTAGGAGAAGGATTTATCATTCAACTGTTGCATCTTAATTATATCATTCCTTTAATTGCCTTGTAAATGACACCTTACTGACATGATTTTAAAAGGTGCTCTATTTGTATCCGGGCAAACTCTGCATCTTCGTCTGTGTAGGCTTTTTCGCAGTAACCATTACAGGCAGGCTTTGCTTGGTCTTTTTTGTAGCTAAAAATAACATCCTGGTATACAGCAAGCTGTCGCATCTGCTCATAAGCTCCTATGCTTATGACATACTCCCAAAACGCTCTTAAGCTATCCTCGCCTTTGCTATAAGCATCTATATACTTATCTAGCAGTTCGTTTAAAGGCTCATCCATTTTTAGCTCTGCACTTTCTTATCTTAAGAGCATTGCTGGAAGGGTTTTCGCCAAGATACACGCCTTTAGTGTACGGCAGATATGCTGAAACAGTGCTCTTGCTTACACGTAATTTTTCAGCTATGTTCTCCACGCTGTAACCTTGCTCATGCAAATCATTGACCTGTATGGACATATCGCTTTCGTATGCTCCGGCATCAATGAGAACCTTCCTGACTTTCTGCTCTGAAATACGGAACAACGCAGCAACTTTTTTAATGCTGCCTTTGGCATTGTAATCCCTGATAATATCTTCCGGCTTCAAAAGATCACGCCCTTTCAATTTTCTTACGTTAAAGAACGTACAACAGGCTTATCAGCTTTCTGTTGTTGCATATACGCCTGTAATTCTTTGGCAAAGTCTGCGTGTTTCTTGATATAGGCTTTGACTATCTCATAGCACTCTGCGTAGTGCTTTCCTTCCTTGTTCTTCTTATTGGTAGCAATCTTAATAGCTGCATTAAACAGTGTAGCACCGCCCTCATTTTTAGCATCTATAAAATCTGCCAACGCTTCCGGAACTAACACCGTAATAGTTTTTTCCTGCTTATCGTAAGAATCGTTTAAAACGTCGCAGAAACTGTAATCAGTTTTATATGTCCTGTAGAACATTGTTACATGTTTGCAGCCAATTTCTGCTTCTATAGCACGGCGCTCTTTGTAACACTCGGAGCATACGCCATATTCTTCAAAATAACGAATTTTACGTTCACGCTCAATACCTTTGCCGTACAGCTGTACCGTTCCGGTGTGACCGCATGAAAAAGTTACTTCGTACTTCATTTGCTCTCCCTCTTTCCGTAGCAGTACAAATTCCACGCTTGGTCATCTTGTTTCCACAAGTCTACCAACGCTTGACGTTCCGCGCGAATTTCTGCGTCGATTTTACGCTCATATTCGATTGGGTTAACGCCTTCAGGAATGTACTGCAAAGCTTCGCTGAAGGAAAACTCTTTAATATTGCCAACACCTTCACGATGGATGTCAGCAGCTTTCTGAGCACAGTCACCGCACAGGAAGTTGTGCGAGTTTACACCGAAGTAATGCTTGCCGCAATGCTGGCAAACCTTTTGGGTACTAGCTGCTTCTGCAATTAAGGAGCGAATTTTCGCAAACAGCTCCTTACGAGTCGTTTTCTTATTGAAGCGGAAAACTCTTTGTTCACCGCCGATTTTTACAACACACGCCTGACGATGTGCACGCCAGGTAAATTCAACTTGTCCTATCTTTATAACGCCCTCCTTAATTCATGCGGCTGAGGATTTCAGCTTTGATCGCTTCTTCATACTGACCGGATTTACCCAGGCAAGCTTCAAGGTGCTGCGTATTATACAGCACCATTTTTTCAAACTCACCCACTAATTCCTCTTTACTCATATTTTTTAAAGCAGCAATTTTCTTTTCCAGCATTATAACCGACTTCCTTTCTTGTAAGTTCTTATATTTTCCTTACAATTATATTATACTGCATTTCTCTGCTTTTGTAAAGAGTTTTCTTTATAAAATATTAATTTTCTTCCTCTAAATCTTCCCTAGTTACTTCATATTCAATACTGCCGTCACGCTTGCGCAGAACTACCTCAAAGTCACAGGCAGTTGCAAGCTCCAGCAGAAGCTTAAGTGATTTGCATTTTTTAACCTTGTAGTTCAGGGACATTGGCGTAATGCCCATTTCCCTAGCTAATGTAGCCTGGTTTTTTCCTGTTGAAGCGATTAATACCTTGATTTTGTTTTCTATTGACATAGTAGCACCACCTTAATTATTATATCTCTTATCATTATACAGCGTTCTCTTTATGTAATCAATATAATCTTTTATAAAAATATTGCCTGCGAGATTTCCCGCAGGCTTTTTGTTAAGATACTTCAATCATCGTTTTTAACCACGAATCGCTTGACGCATCAATGAGCCATTTCTTATTATAGCCGTTATAATACCTGATCAAGTAAAGCTTTGTCTTGTTGCCTTCGTCATTGTACAGAGAGAAGTTAGGGAACTTCTTGCCTTCTGATTTCTCTAGCTGGTAAAAGTATTCGTGAATTTTTTTCGCTCTCTTTATAGCCTCCCAGTCTGGCGTAAACTCATCAGCATAGTTGTATCGCTTTGCCAGGTCATCTGAATGTACTCTATATCCGGCAAGGTTTGGCAACACACATATTTTATCAAACGATGCTCTATATTATAACACAAATAGCCTTAAACGTCGACAGATGCTATTTTGACGATGTTGGCGAAGTGTTAATAATATGTAAAAAAGGGGATATCATAAGATGGCTGCAGGCAGAAAAAAAGAACTCACACATTGTGTGAGTTCTTTTTTTCT